TACCGCGACGAACTTAGATACAGCCGGCTCATTGAATGCCGGGGCGTGGAACACGATCGGCTGTGTTCACGATCCCACGGGCAACATACTCGCGGTGTATCTGAACGGCGTCTATAAAACGAAGATTCACACTGGCGGCATTCACGACGCTGGCGGCAAGGCCCATCAGATCGGTACATTTGGCACGAATCGTTCGTGGGCACAATTCGAGGGTATCCGCTACTTCGACTCCGCACTTACCGAAGCCGAAATAACCGCCGAGTTTACATCAGCGAAACCCGTTCTTACGCCGGTCTACAATTATGAATGCGACTCAAATGACGGCGTTTTAGTCGATGGTCAAGGCAATCACGATGCAACCATCACGGGCGGCTCCACGTTGGTCAACGGCTACTGGGAACACACGGCAGACGATGAGGACCCGGTTTACTCATGTGGCGACGGCAACCAAACCAACCCCGCCGCCCGACCGTTGTTCCGACTTCCCGGGTATCTCGATTTCGACGGCGGCGACGACCATCTTGTGACGCCCAAAACACCGGGCAATGTCAACACTCTCTACGCCGTTGGCTCGATAGCGGGCGACGGCCAAACGTTGGTCGGTTGCAGTGACGGCGAGATTCTGTTTCGCATGGGCAGAGCAGGCGGCAAAATCGCCGCCGCGGTTGGATCTGCCGACGAATCTACGATTCAAGGCACGAGCGACCCCAGCACGCCGGCGGTGTTTTGTCTTCGGAACGATGGCGCGAATGTCAGCCTTTTTGTGAACGGAGAACGTGAATACCACGCGGCACACCCCGGCGATCCGTCTGGCAGCCAACCGCTTTATCTTGGAGCCAGCAACTCCGACGGCGTGGCCGACATGCATGCCGCCTGCCATCTGTACGCGACTCGCCGCTTCTTGGGCGTCGCACATTCTGATTCGCAGATTGCCATCACCAGCCAAAAGTTGAAGGCGAAGCACGGAGTTTAACGATGTCACTACCGGCCTATATCGCCGTTCTTCCCCTCGAAGCTCTCAAGCTGTTTCAAGAAGCGGTTGCGCCGCATGAACAAACAGGCTACTCGCTCAAGAACCTGTTCTCTGTGTCGGTGGTTCCCTATCCCGGCCCGACCGCCGCCGAAGAGGTTGCGCGTGTGTGCTTCTGGGGTCCGCGCCCCGGCCGCGAAACCGAGATTGCCGATCAGATCGCGGCGGCCTTGCCGATCATCAAGCTCGCCGCCGGCACCACCGACAAGCGAGCCAACTTTGAAACCGTGCTGGCAAAAGCCGGCTTTCAGCGACAACGCATCAACCCCAAGGAACCATCATGGCCTCCGAAGCCCCCCACGTCGGAAACCAACGCCTCGACCTAGACGATCCCTGCGAGGATTTGTTTGAGGTAACGCCCAACGACAACGAAGACCTGCCTTACGCGACGCGAGCCATTTACGTGGGATCAGCCGGTGACGTGAAAGTCACGACGGTACGTGGCAACGACGTGGTGATTCCCGACGCGGAAAACGGCTGGCATCCCGTCCGAGCGAAACGCATTCACGCGACAGGCACCACGGCGACCGGAATTCTCGGCGGAACATGATTCAACTCGCCAGGCGAATATGGCAAAGAAGAAAGCGACGCCCAAGAAGCGGTCGCCGGCAAGGAAGAAAGCGGCTGCCAGGGAACGATCGCCGGCAAAGAAAAAAACGGCGACTCGAAAAAAGACGCGCCGCCCCGCAACGCCCGATCCGGCCAAGCTGGCGAAAACTTACCCGACCGAACTCGAAGAGTTGATTTTGTTTTTGGTGTTGGGCCGTTCGGAAGCGAGTGCGATCGAACAGGCCGTGAAGGAACTAGGTGTTCGGCGAACCGACGCCGCCGCACTTGTTGGCCTGGCTGGCGATCGCATTGCGATCGCCGCCGACTTCGATCGCCGTCGCGAAGTCGGGCAAGCCGTGCGACGGATCAATCACCTGTACACGACCGCGGCGGACCAAGACGACGTCAAGTCGGCGCTGGCCAGCCAAAAGGAATTGAATCGGCTGTTGGATTTGTACCCGAATGACGCCGTTGGTGAAACGGACGAAATCACGGCCGAGCGAGCAGACTTGTTGAAGACTATCGAAACGATCGCCGCTCACTTGCTGCCGTTAGAACTGGCACCGGCTGATTACCCGATCGAAGAACACGCGCGAATCGCGGCGGAGAAAATCAATGTCGAGACGACGTAAATCGCATCATGTGTATGAAGGCATTAAGGCGGCCGCCATTCAGCGCAATCGGGCGGCCAGCCGCGTCGCCCGCGACATTGGATCGATCCCTCCGGTCAGCGATCCGTCCCGCCGCCGTCACGCCTTCGGCGACTTCCAGTTTTTTTGTCGCGAGTATTTCGGCCATTTGTTCACGCTGCCATCGTCGCAGGATCAAGTCCGCGTCGATCAAAAAATTCAGTCGGCAATCGAGCACGGCGGCAAGTTCGCTTTTGTGATGCCACGGTCCCGGGGCAAAACGACGCGGTCCGAAATCGCCGCCATGTGGGCGGCGATGACCGGACGCCACTTTTTTGTGATGCTGATCGGCGCGAACAAAGACGCTGCCGAACAAATGCTCGATCACATTCGCACGGAACTCATGTTCAACGATGCCCTGAATGAAGACTTTCCGGAAATCTGCTACCCCATTCGCGAACTAGATGGCGAACCACGCCGCGCCATCGGCCAGCTTCACCACGGGCGGCACACGAAGATCACGATTGGCGCTGAATCGATCGTGTTCCCGACGATCCCCGGCAGTCAGGCATCCGGTGCGAAGACCCACACCGCCGGCCTGCTGGGCGGCATTCGAGGCGCGAAACACAACACGCTCGACGGCCGGAGTATTCGGCCGTCGCTGGCGGTTATCGACGATCCACAAACCGACGAATCCGCCAGTAGTCCAGCTCAAACGGAACATCGGGAACGAATCATTCAAGGGGCGATCGACGGACTGGAGGGGCCAACGGAGCGCCTAGCCGCGCTGATGCCGTGCACGATCATTCGCCCCGATGACCTGGCGGCCAGAATGCTTGACAAGGAACAACATCCCGACTGGAACGGCGAACGATTTCAGCAGTTGAAGAGCTTTCCGGATCGAATGGATCTCTGGGAGAAATACGACGAAATCCGCCGCGAAGACCTAGCGAATGATCTTCAAAACACGCCAAACGCACACAAGCTATACGGCGACAATCGCCGTGAAATGGACCGCGGCGCGGTGGTCGATTGGCCCGACGCGATCAAGCCGGGGGATCTGTCGGCGCTCGAGTCGACGATGCGGAAGTTTTTGGCCGACCCCTACGCCTTTGCTTGTGAGTGCCAGAACGACCCGCCAAAAGATCACGCGATTGAAAAGGAGTTTCTCACGGCTCCGGAGATCGCCAAGCGGGTCAACGCGGTCGCTCGTCGACAGATCCCCAACGCCACCACGAAACTCGTCGCGGCGATCGACGTGCAAAAAGACCTGCTTTACTGGGGAATGGTTGGCGTCGCGCCGGATATGTCGGCTGGCATCACCGACTACGGAACCTGGCCAGAACAGTCGCGATCGTACTTTACGCTTGCCCGAGCGCATCCGACGATTGGGATCGAATACAGCGGGCGGCTTGAATCGAGGTTGTTTGCCTCGCTGACTGATCTAATCGACATGCTGACCGGCCAGGTGTGGCAGCGGGAAGACGGCGGCTTGGCACACGTTGACCGGGTGGTGATCGACGCCAACTGGAAGGAATCGACGGACATCATCTACGAGATTTGCAACCATCACGCGATGGCGCCGCTCCTGACGCCGTGTCACGGCCGATACATCGGAGCGACAACACGCGAGATCAACGACCGGAAAAAGAAGAAGGGCGACATCGTCGGTCATCACTGGAGATCTCCGGCGGTCAACAGAGGCCAGCCGGTTCGCTATGTTTCCTACGATTCGAACTACTGGAAAACGTTCGTTCAAAACCGACTCGCGCAACCCGACGAAGATCCGGGGGCATGGCGGCTGTACGCCGCGAAGCCGTCACGGCATCGCATGATCGCGGACCATCTTACGTCGGAAAGGCCCGTTCCCGTCGAAGCGAACGAACGGCGGGTCATCGAGTGGAAACTGCCGCCGAACAAGCCCGACAACCACCTCTTGGACGTCGTCGTCATGTCCGCCGTGGCGGCGTCCGTCGAAGGCTGCATCCTGCCCGAACACCAACGTCAGGCGAAACCCAAACGTAAACGATCACGGAAGGCAAAACGACTATGACGACACGAAAAAAGGCGGCCCCCAAGAAGACGACTCCCAAGAAGACGTCACGCAAACAAGGGCAAAAGTCCCAGGCCCGTCGCGGTCGGCCGAAGGGAGCGAAGACGGAAGCCCGCCCCACCGTCGAGGTCGGCATAAGCAAGTGCCGAGCGTGCGGATGTACCGACCGATCGGCTTACACGAACATCCGCACGGCGAATATCTCCGGCAGCCACCCGACGTTTGGCCTCTACACCACGATCGTCTGGAAGCGATGCCGCTGTCTCCAGTGCGGGCAAGCCCGCGACGACAAGGTGTATCTTCGTCCGACCGGCGACGATCAGCAGCTCACGCCGCCGGATCCAGCGGCGGGATCCAAGGCGTGAATCACCTGGCGTTTCAAACGTGACGCCTCGATCGCAACAACCGTGACGTCGCAGCGGCGGCGATCGTGACCCGCCGGCGGACCGTGCCGTGACTTCGCCAGGCACAAAACCGTGACGGTCTGGAGGTGAAAAGCGTGACGCCGCCGGCGTAGTGACTGTGACACGTTCGGTCAGCACCGGCCGCTGCAATCGGCGGCCCGGTACCGTGACTTGAAACCGCGAAAACCCCTGTTTTTGACACCGAATTTGCACGCTAGACCCTACCCCTGAGTAACAAATCCCGCCTCGCTTGGCCGCGGCGGCCGCTCTTTTCGGCGTCGCTCCCTGGAAAACAGGAAAATCTCAAATCGATTTTCCTGTCTTGAGCGGTTCGCCTCACGTGGTGTAACCGTGAAACATGGCCACCCTAAAAGCACTTGCCGATGAGCTTGCTCAAATCGACGCCATCTTGGCGTCCGGAGCGAAGAGTTCGAACGCCGACGGCGTGAACGTGTCGTTTGACCTCGACTCCCTGCGACGTCGCCGCCGCGAAATTCAGCGGCAGTTGACGCCCGGCAAGCGGCCCCGCGTTTCCACGATCAATCTCAGCGGTCAATAGGAGCTACCCATGTCGGCCACCGCGCTCACCCCTCAGCAATCCAACCGCGACGGCGTCGCCCTCAGCTTCACGGCGGTCGACAACGCCAACGGCAACGAGTTCCTCAATACCGGCCGAGAACTTGTTTTGCTGGCACGGTCTGGGGCCGGCGGGGCGGGGACAACGACCGTCGTCACCCAACAGACGGTCGACGGCCAGGCGGTGGCCGACAAGTCGCTGTCGATCGCCGACGACACCACCGTAGTCGTCGGCCCGTTCCCGCCATCGATCTACAACGACGCCAACGGCAAGGTTCAGCTGACCCACGACGACGCCGATTCCGATATCGCGGTGATTCGATCCTGACATGAGCCCGACCCCGATCAAAACGTCCGGTCGACCGCCGCAGAAAAACGCGGCCGCCGCGGCGACTGCGCAGACGCGGTTTGGTTATGACGCCGCCGAAACGAGCAACCGCCGCAAGACCGTCTCCACGACGCTCCGGCATGAAGATGACCACCTGACGCCGACACAACGCAAGCGGTTGATCGCGAACAAACGCGACCTGCAACGCAACGTGTCTTTGGCCGGCTGGATCATCCGCAAGCACCTCGACTTCGTCGCGACGCATTCGTTCCACGCGGCGACCGGTGACAAGTCGCTCGACGCGGACCTGGAGGCGTTCATTGCCGAGCGATCGAAGGCCGAGACCTTCGACGCCGCCGGCCGCCATCCCGCCCACCGATTCTTTCGCATGGCCGAGGCTCGCCGCATTATCGACGGCGACATTTTGTTTATGAAATTGCGCGAGGGGTCGTTGCAGGCGATCGAAGCGGATCGCATCCGCACCCCAAACGGTCGGGCCGATCGCGACGGCAAGTGGAAGCACGGCGTGCGAATCGGCCCGGCGGGCCGTGCCATGGCGTATGCGATTCACAAGCGCGGCAAGTGGGGCGGTTTTCAATTCGAAAAAAACGTGGACGCGAAGCGAGCGATTCATTTCGCGACCTTCGACGCTCACCACCGGTTCGACGCGACGCGCGGCGTGTCGCCGTTTGCCACGGCCGTCAACGATCTGCGCGACTTGTACGAGGCCCGGGGGGCCGCCCTGGCCAAAATCAAAGTGTCGCAAATGATGGGGCTGGTGATTAAGTCGGATTCCGAAGAGGGGACCGGCTTCCATCGTGCAACGTCGGAAACGACACAGGCCGACACCACCGGCGACGGCGAAACGGAAACCGTCGAGAAGTATGAGGTTGATCTTGGTAGCAGCCCCTGGAAGCTCGAACTCGACGAGGGCGACGATTTAGAAATCAAAGAGACCGGCACGCCGGCCAGCGACAGCCAGAACTTTATGACGTTTTGTCTGGCGGTCGCGATGAAATCGATCGACTTGCCCTACAACTTTTTCGACGAGAGTCACACCAATTTTTTTGGTTCCAAAGCGGCCGTGACGCTCTATCTCAAATCGGCGTTTTCGAAGCGCGCCGACCATCAAGAGGCCCGATCCGCCTGGCACGCTTGGCAGTTTCGGCGGGCCGATGCGAATGGCGACATCCTTGTGCCGTCCGGCATGACCGCCGACGAACTGGCCGGCAAGTGCACGTGGATGCCGACGGGCGTCCCGTGGCTCGACATGTCGAAGGAACTCCGCGGCGAGATCATGGCGATCGCCGCCGGCTTCCAAACCCGCGACGACGTCTGTCGCAAGTATTTCAATCGCGACTTTGCCGGCACGGTCGAAGCGCTTAAGGGCGAGGAACAACTGATCGCCGAGTCCGGCATCACCATCACCGAAGCCGGGCCGGCCATTTTCAATCCCGAGACCATTTTTCCCGAGGCTTAATTATGAGCGAACACACGCATCCAGAACGCGAGCCCAAATTTCAGCGAGCGCCCAAAGCGACCGGTCTGGCGGTCGGCGAAGATGGCCCGACGATCGACCCCGACGGTGGCGACTTCGGTGCCGGCGTGATTTTGGGTGTTTCTCTCATCACGCGCGGCGAGGCGTTGGGGCATGACGCCTACGTCGACCAATTCTTTGTCCAACAGGTACACGACAAGGTTGGTCAGGCCGGCGGCGTCGGTGTCAAAAGTCGGTTCACGCATCCGGGCCTATCCGCGGACGGGCTGGGGCACTTCCTCGGCCGGCTGAAAAACCCGAAGTTCGTCGACGACGGCGATCGCGTGCTGGCCGATTTGCATTTGGCCGAGGCCGCCAGACACGCGCCGGACGGCGATCTGTCGGCCTACGTCCTCAAAATGGCCAAGGAAGATCCCGCAGCATTCGGCACGTCGATCGTGTTCAGCAGGGATCGCGGCGAAGAGGCGAGATTCTCGGCCGAGCATCAAGACAAAGACGGCAAGTTCAAAAGCCCCGACGAAAAGAACGGCAAAAACTTGCGGCACTTCCGCTTGGCCGCGCTGCACGCCGGCGACGTCGTCGACGATCCGGCCGCCAACCCGGACGGCCTGTTTCATCGCGGCGCGGAATTGGCCAAGACGGCGGAGGCCGTGCTGGACTACTCCCTCGGCCGCAGTGACGAAATGCCGGACGAAACGTCGCTCGACATCCACCCCGAGCGGATCAAAGGCTTTCTGTCGAAGTACCTGGCCGACAACGGGCTGTCGATCGTCAACGTCGGCGAGCTGCAGCGCAACAGCGAGGCGAGCAATTCGCAGAACGACGAACCGGCGACGTTGGAGCAACTCAAAGAAGCGTGCCCCGACGCCGACTCTGATTTCTATGTCGGCCAGTTGGAGGCCAAGGCGACGTCGGGCAAGGCCCTTTCGGCCTGGCTGAGTGAGTTGTCCAAAAGGCTCAGCGAGCGTAACGAAGAAATCGAGCAACTGCAAAAACAACTGGCGGTGAACGACGAGGCCGAGGAACACGGCGCGTCGTTTTCCGGCGATGACGGCGATGACGGCGACACCAAAAAGTCGCCGCTCGGCGAGAAGCTCGGCCGCTACGCCGCCAATCTCAAGTTCTTGGAACCAAGCAACAACTGACCGTTCTGTTCAAAAGGTTTTAGCCAGGCGATGCACTGACCCGACCAACTTCCCAACTCAACACGAAAGGTTAAACGATGAGTTTTCCCACGCTGCTCGACATCGCCAAGCTGAACGAAGGCACTGGCGACATTATCGAGGAATCGATCAAGGCAACGCCGGAGGTGTCCGGCAAGGACCCGAAAACGGGCGACGCCATTCCCAACGTGGCCGCGTCGCGCTCGATTTCGGGAACACAGTACAAAACGCGAGTCCGCACGAGTCTCGGCTCGGCCGGGTTCCGCAAAGCCAATCAAGGCGCGACCCGTTCGAAATCGAGCTTCGAAAACAGGCTCGTTGAAACGTTCATCCTCAACCCACGCATCGACTGTGACAAGGCGATCGCCGATGCGTCAGAGGATGGTCGCGAGGCTTACATTGCGACCGAAGGTGTCGCACAGATCGAAGCGTCGATGCGGACGCTCGGCAAGCAGTTTTACTACGGCCGCAACGTCGGCGACGACGAGGGACACCCCGGCCTGATCGACGCCGTCGATGATGAAATGGTCGTCGACGCCGCCGGCACGACAGCAAACGGTGGTTCGTCCGTTTGGCTGGTCAAGTTCGGTCCGCGTGACGTGCAGTGGGTCTGGGGCGCCGACGGCCAACTCGACCTGTCGGATGTCCGTATCGGTGACGTCGAAGACGCCGACGGCAACCCGTACACGGCCTACATCCAAGAACTGCTTTTGTGGGCCGGCGTTCAGGTTGGTTCGAAGCACTCGTGCGCGCAAATCAAGAACCTGACCGCCGAGGCCGGCAAAATGCTGACCGACGATCTGATCTATGACGCCCTGGGAACCTTCCCCGAGGGCGTCTATCCCGATGCGATCTTTATGAACCGCCGCTCGCTCGGCCAGTTGCGCAACAGTCGCACGGCGACCAACGCGACCGGCGCGCCGGCACCGTTCCCCACCGAAGTGGATGGCATCCCAATCGCCCTGAGCGGTTCGATCCTCAACACGGAAGCGATTTCCGCCTAAGCCATTTCGGCCGGGGCCGCCGAATCCGGCGGCCCGCGATCGCCAACACGAAAGCACAAACGCTCAATCACTCACTCAATCAAAAAGGAGCTCGCCATGAAGTTCAACACGTTCACGCTCGCCTTGCTCGTCACCTGTCTACTGATGCCGGTTGCCGCCGGCGCCGCTCACGTGACGGGTCTTTACGACCTGTTTGCGATGTTGTTGGGCGTCCCCCTACTCGGCATGAGTTTCGCCACCGGCCGGCTGCAAGGCGACAAGCAGTTAGAGGTGTCGAAAGCCTTGCCTGCGGCCACCGGCACGGTGGCGTCCGACGGCATCGACCTCGACATTACCAGCCGGTCCGACTTCGTGGCCGGCGCGGAGTTGTTGCTCGAATCGCCTGCCCTGACGGCCGTTCAACTCGCCGACACGGAAACGCTGGTTTACGACGTCTACCACGACGACGCCAGCGACTTTTCCGGCGAGGAACTGCTTCACGACAACCTGTTGACATTGACGGGAGACGGCAGCGCCGTCGCCGCGGCAGAAGCCCGCTGTGCGTTGCCGACGGATGTCAAGCGTTACTTGCGAGTCAAGGCGACGCTGTCGGACGGCGACTGTTCGGCCGCCAGTATGACGGCGTCGTTGCGCGCCTAACCGAGTCGCCTGGTCGCTGGCCGGCCGGTTCTGCACGCCGCCGACCGTGCCGGCCAGTGTTTTTTATGTGGACACCGCGAACTGTTTTCCATCGTCTCTCACGCTTCCTAACCCAACCATCACCATGCCATCCATCGCCGAAAACGTGCACACCGCCGCTTGCCGGGTAACCGCCCGGATTCACGGCGTCAAGCTCACGATTCGGCGGGGCGACAAAGCGATCGTGATTGACGGCGCGATTCCCGGCGAAACGGAGTGGGAAGCGGTCAGCGTCAGCGACATCGTCGACAACCATTTTGTCACGCGCGACTTCGTGGTGCCGGTCGACGAGTACGACTTTGGTGACGGACCGGTGACGCCCGACCAAGCGGACCACTACGAAATCGACGGTCCGCACGGCGTCGAAACGTATCGGCTCAACGCCCCCAAACCGGAACGGCCCTGGCGGTACACGCCGCCGAGCCACCGATCGCACTATCGCCTGCACACGACTTTGGAAGCAACGACCAAGTGATTTCCGAAACCGCCATCGCCGACGCCGTTTGCCTGTACATCCAGGCGGCGAACATCGTGCCCGCCGAGGGCGTCGAGGTGGCGTTTGTGCCGCGGCGATCGGAGGCCGAATTGCAGGCCCGGCCGTGCGTCACGATTGTGCCGCGGGCTGAGGCCGAGGAACGCAAGGCTCGCCACGTTTGGGAACACGATTATCAGATTGACGTCGCGATTCAGCGTTACGTGAAAGCCGAACAAGCCGGCGAAAAGGGCGACGGCCTCGACCAGGGGCTGATTCGCGAGACGTTGGAGACCGGCCGCAAACTACGCGAGTTGCTGAAACAAGCCGACCGGCGTTTTGCCGGCACGGTGCTGATGCGACTCGAAATCGACTCCATTTGGGACGCCAAACACCTGGCCGAAAAGTCAGTGCTAACCGGCGTGTTCACGGCCACGTTCCGCGCCGACGATGACTACACCGACCTTCCTTAAAAGGACAATGCGATGAGCGATACCCCGATCGGACAAGAATGCAAACTCTACTACAACGCTGGCACGCGCGCGGCGCGCAGTTGGGTCGAAATCAAACGCGCCGTCGACGTGACGCTAAACCTCAGTAAGGGCGACGCCGACACGTCACGCCGCGAGTCGAGTTGGGAACTCAAGCGCGGTGCGCTCAAGCAGGCGGGCATCGACTTCGGCTACCGCTACAAGGTCGGAGCCGATACGGTCTTTGACGCCCTGCTCGATTCGGTACTCAATAACACGCCGATCGAACTGGCCGCGATGGACGGCGATATCGCAACCGCCGGGTCGCAAGGGCTGGCCATGTTCTGCGAAATAATGCAAGCCAATCGTGATGAACCGCTGGCGGACGGCGTGTCCGTTGCGTTCACGGCCGCGCCGACCGATCACGAAGAGGGCGGTTCGCTGGCCGAACCGGAATGGCTCACTATTTCGGCGTGACCGCATGTGCGTTTTGTTTCCACTTACCTCCAGGCGAAAAAACGATGCAAAACTTCAAACTGGCGGACGGCCGCGACTGGCCGTTCGCCATCACCATGAAACATATCATCGAGGTCGAGACGCTGACCGGCGTCAACGTCGTCGCCATCCTCGGCCGCGCGGGGTTCGACGGCCTGGCCGACCACATGAAAGCGATCGTGGCGTTGGCTTTTTGCGGCGCGACGAACGACCACGCGCTGACGATCGATGAGTTTGCCGACCTGATCTACGGCGAGTCGCACGACGGTCTCGAACGGGCCGTGATGTTCGAACTCGTCGAGTACATGCCGCCAAAAAAAAAGCGAGTGCTAAAGCCGCTGCTGGAGGCCTCGGAGAAAGCGACCCAAAGGCTGGTCGACGCGGCGTCGAAGATCACGCCGGCGGACATGGAAGCGGCGATCGCCAAGGAAACGGATCGCAAGATTCGGACGATGAAAATGACGGTCGCGGAGGCTACGCAGACCGCTTCTGGCGCCTCCATTGGGAGTTCGCCGGACAACTCGGTATCGACCCCCGACCCCTGACGCTGAGGCAATTGGCCGCCATGGCCGAGGCCAACGGCGTCATGCAGTGGAACCAGACCGGATTGTTGGCCGCCCTGTTGTTCAACTCGCACCGCAAGAAAGGGACCGCCCTCAAAGCACCCGACGACTTCAATCCCTACAAGGAACACTCGCCCGCCGGCGGTGCGACTAGCGGCATCCCGATCCGCGCGGCCAACATTTCGCTCCTGAAACTGTTGCTGCCGAAACACAAACGCAACACCAAAAAAAAGACCCAGCCCCCGGCCTCTGAACCATGAACCTCGAACTGACGATGAAAATGACCGGCCTGTTCGTCGACCGCAAAGAGGTCGCGCGGGCGATCGCCAAGTCGAAGAAGCGGCCCCTGGTTCGCTGGGGGGCGCTGACGCGGATCATCGCCCGGCAGTCGATCCGCAAACGCAAAAAGTCGGCGGCGGCGGGCAAGCCGCCCAGTTCGCACAGTCCGGAGCCGAACCTGCGGACGATCTACTTTGCTTGGGACATGGATACGGAAACCGTGCCGGTCGGTCCCGTGCTGCTCGACGGTCGCACCGATCCGCCGTTACCCGAAGTGATTCAGAAGGGCGGCCCCGTGGCGTCGCGTCGAAAAGTCCGCGGGCGGTACATCACGAAAAAAGTGCGGCGCTACGTGAAGCCGCATCCGTTCATGGGGCCGGCGTTGGAAGAGTCGGCCCGCAAAGCCCCCAACCTGTTCGAGGATTCGATCGTCTCCCCCGAACACGCGACCAGCGTCTAGGAGTTGAGGACATGCCAAGCTCCAAGGAAATCCGAGCCGGTCGCGGCAACGTCGAACTGGGCGTCAAAGACAAGTCCGGCAAGGGGCTCGACCACTTCGAAAACCGGATCTCGACGCGGATGAAGCGGTTCGGCCGTCGCCTGAAAAACGTCGGCCTGGGCGTCGGCGCCGCCGGCACGGCCTTGATGACTCCGCTGATCGGGGCGTCCAAACTTTTCATGGACGTCGGCGCATCGATCTCGAAAATCTCGAAACAAACCGGTCACAGCGTGGAAGGCGTTTCGCAGCTTGTGTCGGTTTCCAAATCGCTGGGCATTGAGACTGACGACATTGTCGGCGCGACCGAGGAACTAAACCTCCGGCTTGGCGAAGCGGTCGCCGACAACACGGGTCCGCTGGCCGACATGTTCAAGAAGCTGGGCATCGACGCCGCGGCCATGAAAGAGTTGCCGATCACCGAACAGTACGCGCAGCTTGCCGAGACGATTGCCGGCATCGAAGACCCGTCGTTTCGCCAGTTCGCGGCCGACGAGATTTTTGGCGGCGACGCCTTCAAAATCATGGAGTTGCTCGACCAGGGGGCGAATCTGCGGGGCAAGCTGGCCGCCGCCCCGATCATGTCCAAGGAGGACATCGAGAACGCCGTAAAAATGAAGCGAGCGACCGACGCCATGTGGGCCGGCTTCATGCGGATCGTGACGACGGTCGGCGCGGCGCTCGCACCGGTGCTCACCGAAGCGGCTGACTTTTTGACCGGCATCGCCAAGACCGTGCAGGAGTGGGCCGGCAACAACAAGACGCTCGTGAAATGGATCTTTGGCATCGGTTCCGCGCTGGTCGCGGTGGGCGGGATTCTGGTCGGCGTCGGCGTCTTCGCCTCGGTTGTCGCCGCCGGGATCGGCGGGATCGCCACGGTCGCCAGCGGAGTGATTGCCGTGGTCGGCGGCATCGCCTCGGCGATCGCCGCCGCCGCTGCCGTGGTCGCCGTGCCCTTGGCGATCGCCGCGGCCGTCGTCGGCATCGGCGCGGCCGCTCTGCACGCCCTGGGCTTACTGGGCGGCTTGTGGGCGGGCGCGAAAAGGTTTTTCGGCGAGATCCTCGGTATCGCTAAGCAGACGTTTGGCGGCATTGTCGACGCCTTGATGAGCGGCAACCTGTCGATGGCCGCTCAAATCGCCTGGCAGGGGATCAAGGCCGCCGCGCTGACCGCGCTGGTCGCGATCCAAAACGGTTGGTTCGCGTTCACCGACCGGCTGGCGTCGGTGTGGGCGGAAGTCACGGCCGCCATGAAAATCGGGTGGGCGTCGTTCAATCACTGGCTGGTCGACAAGTTCTTCAAGGCGCTCGCAAAGATCAACAGTTGGGTCGCCAGCAACTTTGGTATGGACTTGCTGGGAAAAGCGAATCTCAACAAAGCGCTGGCCGGCAACGACGCACTCCGCGATCGCGCCGAGGCCAATGCCGCCCGGCAAGTCAGCGACGCCCATGACGCTCGTCGCGAGGCCCGGGGCGAAACCTGGCTCGATCGGTCGTTGCGAGCGACGAACGCCGATCTTGGCCGGCTGACCAAAGAGGCGGCCGACGCCCGGGCGGCCGCCAATGAAGCGGCCACCGATGACAGCGAAGACGGCGACAATAACACGCCGTTCAGCTACGACCCGTCGGATTTCAACGCCGGTCTAGGTGGCGCGGAGGCGACCGCACGTCAGGCGAAAGGCTCGTTTTCCGCAGCCGGTGCTCAGGCGTTGCTGGCCGGCAGCACGCCCACCGCCCGCCAGTTGAAAGCCGCTGAAAAGACGGCCGCACACGTGGAGGAAATCGCTCGCTTGGCGCGGGAGAGCGAACTCGTATTCACCTGAGTCGAACCATGGCAATCATCGTCCGCGAAGCGTACAAGTCGAGAAAAGAGACGGTCGGCGACCAGGACCAAGAGGTCCGGTTGTACATCGCCGCCGGCTCGGACGATAAGTCCGATCTCAAAGCCGCCGTCCTGGGCGAGGCCCCCGCCGCGTCTGACGACGGCCTGCGGCTGCGAACGGTGACCGATGACCAGATCGCGCCCGAGGTCTGGAAATACACGCTCACCTATTCCAGCAAAAAGCGGGAAGACAACACGTCGAGTTTTTCGTTCGACACGACGGGCGGGACGGTGCACAAAGATATCGCCATCGACCAAGAGATTTACGAGCATCACGAGTACGTCGCCCCCGACTTCAAGAACGCGATCGGCGTCGACGCCGACGGCAACGTCGCGGGCGTCGACGTGATTGTGCCGGCGTTCAGTTACCAGGAAACGCATTATCTCAACGCGGAGGACGTCACGGAAACCTACGCCAAGACGCTGGCCACATTGACCGGCTCAGTCAACGACGACACGTTCAAAGGGTGGGCGGCCGGCGAAGTGCGATTTGACGGCGCGACCGGCTCGCAGGACAAGCCGGGCGGCCAGTGGCAAGTCACTTTCAAGTTCACGATGGAACCGAACATTGAAATCGAAGAGCCGGGCGACATCACCGGCGGCCCGATCGAAAAGGACGGCCACGAATACCTCTGGACGTATTTTCACGAGGAAAAAGACACCACCGCCAACCGCATGGTGCCGGCCCCCCACGCCGTCGTTGTCTCGCAGGTGTATCCGCTGGCCGATTTCAGCCTGATCGGCATAGGAGTCTGACGACGTGCAACAGACGCGACCGCCCTTCACGCCTGCCAGCCGCAACTCACGGATGCAAATCAGCGCCGGCGAATTCAACGCGATGCTGGCGGCGGCCGCGACCGAGGCCAACCGCCGCGACGGCGCAAACGCCCGGTCGATCCGTTCGTTTGGCGACCTCGACGTCTACCGCGTGCTGAATTCGACCGGCAGCGATCGCGACCAATTCGATTGCGTCGGCCTGGCCGGCGTCGTCTTCAACGAGGCGGCCAACGACCTGGAGTTCAAGTATCGGCCCACCTTCGACAGCCGCAAAGCCACGGCCGACGACACCTGTTCGTTCGCCATTTTGCAGCGGCCGACCAAAGACGGTTATCCGACGCCGGGCGCTGTCGCCGGCGTGACGGTCGCCAAGGTCGACGTCACGGATCTTGGCCATCGCTACGCCGTGCCCGACCTCGGTCCGAACGTCTTTCGCTTGGAGTCGGCGGCCACTGGCACGGCCCGCATTCTGTACTCCCCCGGCACCCTGGGCGAAGTGCTTTGTCTGGTGCGGATCGTCGATTGTCCGAGTAACGTCGATACGCAGATCAGTTGGCAGGGATATCTAGGCGCCGATCAAACCGTGCTGAACACCGGCGGCCCCGATACGCTTCTGATTTCCGCCGCGTGTACGAACCTCGACGACACGAACTTTTCGTTGTCGTCGGGCGTGCTCACGATCGCACAGACGGGCCGCTACGACGTCAAGCTCAACATCCACGCCGAAAAGGGCACGTCGCAGCCGTGGTCGAGTCCACGCAAAGCGGAGGCGTGGATCGAACGGTATGCCGGTTCTTCTTGGAACGCCGTGCCTGCCAGTCTGGCGATCCTCGACACCAACTACGTCGAGGAAGACAAGGCGTCGCCGGCGTTGTTGGTGAATCATACAAACGCAAGTCACACGTATCGCATCCGCGCGACACGTTTTGAGGGGTCGGCCGACAACGAAGACGCGACGTACCTGGCCGGTCAGGCGGGCGACGGCAGCGCCGACGGCTGTTATTGGTCCTGGCATCGGATCAGCGACTAGGAAGGAACGGAGTCGACATGAGCGGTGACCCAATCGAAGCGATCTGGCAACAGTTGAACGATATCAAAATTCACCTCGCTAAGATGCCTTGCCAGAACCATCAGGAAAAGACCGACGAGCATGAGGCAATCTTGCACGGCACGCCGGAGGGCAACGACGGCCTGGTCACGCGCGTCGCTCAACTCGAAACGCGGACCGACCACAACTCACGTTGGATCAATGCCATCGGCGGCGCGTTCGCCGGCCTGGTGATTAGCCTGGCGTCGGCGGCGATCGTCGGCGCGGTGCTGCGCTTGGCAAGCGACGACCGCACGGATGGACGGTTCGACTCAGCCAACCCGATCACGTCTCCCCAAAACCAAGAAAAAAACCTGGAGTCGGCGACGCGGCCCGACGACAGCCAGGCGAAGGTTTTTCACCACGGGCCGCTGAGGAAAAAGGAACCTGATCCATGTTGAAGACGAAGCTACTGACGATGCTGTTGATGTCGGCGCTGAATGTGCTAACACCCGATCGCATTCAATCGATCCTCGACGCCCTGCTCGGCAAACTGGAAATGCCGGCCGGCAAGGTCGCCTACGGCGATGACCGGGGCATCGAGGCGCTGATTTGGAACGCGATCGTCAACGGCGACGCGGCAGGTGTGATTGACTTCCTCTTCGATCAAATCGAAGACGCGGTTGCCCAAAGCGCCACAAAGATCGACGACATCTTTGCGACGCCGATCCTAACGGCCGCCCGGTCCGCCTGGCGTATCCCCGACGACGACTGAGGCGGACCGACCATTTTCGACGCGTCACGCCCCGGCCAGGGCAACCCGGCCGGGGCGTTTTCTTGTTGGGGGTTGAGGCGTGAGTGTCACGGCACGTCCGCCGGGCCCGTCACGTTTAGTGCCGCCGGCGGGTCACGATCGAAGTCGCAGCGGCGTCACGGCCGAAAGCCTGGCAGGGCCGCCGGATCGTGCGACCGGCGATCGCGTTATTGCTTCCTCACGCCTCAAACCTCATCCCTCCCCGACCGCTTGCTGACAGGCGTCGAGAATCGCTCGGCGTTCCAAGGGAGACGCCCGTTTGAGACCGGCCAACCAATTGCGCCGCCGCCGGGCGATCCGTTCCCGCTGTCGCTTGTCGTCGCCCAGGTAGCGGTAATCGTGCAGTTCGGCCGGCTCCGGGAAATTCATGTAAAGCCGCTCGGTTCGTCGATTGCCGCCGCGGTCGGTGGTTTGAAAATCGATCGTCCGCCAGTCGGCCAGGGTCTCGTCGTAGCGCTGATTCGGATAGCTCGATATCAGGCAAGCAAAAGGCAGGTCGGCGGCGACATTCAACAGATCGTCGTGTTGCTCGTCGGTCATTTCGTATCGATAGATGCGGCCGCCTTTGCGAGTTTTCATCGGGTAGGGCGGGTCGAGGTAGGCGACGATGGAATCGTCCCACTTGGGTCGGTGCAAGGCAAAGAGGCCGGCAAAATGTTTGAGCCAGGGAATTCCGTCCGCCAGGTGAAGCTCTCGGCCGGGTCGCTCGAACGTGGCGTCAAGGTGTCGCAATTGAGCGTGATCGAGATCGACGAGGATCGTGCGATCGGCGGGCCGGATGGCGCGGGAAACGGCGGCGTCGCCGGCAAACGGCTCGATGAAAGTCTGATGGGGCGGAATCTGGTTGATGATTCGCTGATACACACCCGGTGCCGCTTTGCCGCCTGGATAGCTCATTGTGAATCCGCGATTTTTTGACCGTCAGTTCGGCATCGCAGTTGTGTTCGAAGTAGTCGTTGAGGATGTCGCGCAATTGCCAGACGGCCCGCTCCAACTTTCCCGCCGGCAATCGTCGCCGAATTCAGCGGCGTTGTCAAGCCCATCACCGGCCGCAACTTTCAGCGACGCGGCCGGCACGGTCGCGGGATGTTGCGGCGGAGCACTCGCCGTGACTTTTTTTCCTCATCCCTCAAGTCTCACCCCTCAAGCCTCCCCGTGACCCGTCTTGACGAGCTGCCGTGACCGGCGTAACCTGACGGCATGTTGGTTTATTCATTGTTCCCCGGCATCGGTCTCTTTGATCTCGCTTTCGAGCTCGAAGGATTTTGCGTGGCCCGCGGCCCCGACCTGCTGTGGGGCGGGCGCGTCGAAAACGCCCGCCCGCCTGCCGGCCGATTCGATGGCGTGATCGGCGGCTCGCCCTGCCAAGACTTTTCGGCGGCTCGCCGCGCGGAGCCGACCGGCGAAGGGCGGCGGCTGATGGCTCAGTTTGGCCGCGTGGTGCTGGCGGCCGATCCCGATTGGTGGTTGTTGGAAAACGTGCCTCGCGCCCCCAACGTCGTCGACCTTTGCCCGGGCCTGGCCGAGCGGTATCCGGTCCGCCAGCGGATCGACGTCGATCAGTCTTGGTATTGTCCCGTCTCGCGACTGCGCCATTTTCAATTTGGGGCCAAAGGTGGTTTGCCGCTCGACATCCCCAAGGGGCGGCCGCAACCGGGAGCCGAGCCGGCCGCGATGGCCTGCGACGGTCGCACCTTTCGCGAAGTCTGCCGGCTTCAAGGTCTGCCGGATGATTTTGATTTGCCCGGTTTTCTGGCCACCGAAAAGATCCGAGCCGTTGGCAACGGTGTGCCGATCGCGATGGGCCGCGTGGTTGCCCGGGCGGTTTTGGCGTCACGCGGTTTGTTGCCATCCGGTCACGCCCACACGCCGATTTCTCGCCCCGCGCCCCTCGCCCCTCGCCCCCTCTGCCGTTGTGGCTGTGGCCGACCCCTCTATTCGACGAAAAAGCGTTACGACTCGGCCGCTTGTCGCAAGCGGGCCGAGCGTGCCCGGCGGAGATCTTCCGTCGCCTGATCCGGCGACGCTTCCTGGAGGCGTGGGGGTCACGCCACCAACGCACGTGCGGTCACGCCAATCGTCATCGATGCGTCACGCTGTAACCCACGTCCGGACACGCCGGCCTCCGGCCCCAAAAAATATTCTTGTTTTTTTGATTTTAGCCCTTTTAGGTGTTGACTCAGGCGGAACAGTACGATATGATATAAGCAGCATGAGGGAAACGAAATGAACACCACAAACCCAACGCAAAGGAAAGAAACGATGGCCAGTCTCAGTGGAAAAACCTACGAGTGGAAAAACGAACTCAAGGCCGCCGGCTTCCGCTGGAACGCCGCCGCCAAAACATGGGATCGGGCCGAGGCCCTCGATTCGAGCAAGTTCGCCGATGAGCAAATTCTGCGAGCAATCGCCGATGGCGACCTGAATCGGGGGCCGGCGCAAGCAGTGAACCGACTCCCACACACCGCCCGCGAAGCGATGGAGTTTGAAAGTGGTTTTAAATATTGATCCCAATGATGGGAGCCGACTACAAAACTGAGGGATAACGCAATGCACAATCACGCCTTGGAGTTCATTCTGGCTCTTGCTGATGAAGGATACCACCCTAGTACAATCCGCATCGAACACACGCCGTATGGCTGGCGAATCCGTGTAACCCTGGACGATTGGGCAGCGGGTGGTGAAGGCGGCGATTTGCCCCACCACAAAGTATTGATTGATCGCGATAACGCGCCGGATGGAGTTTCCATCAACGAGCGATCGCGATTCGAGGATCAGGTGAAGCCGCTGAAACACTGCACCGAGGAAATCGCGGAGACATGGATCAGAGAAATCGCCCAAGCCGGCAAGGCCCCCGACTACGCCCGCATCGGTGCCACCGACTGGATCACAAGGCCCATCGAATGGCTTCGCGATCCGCTCCGAACGCAACTCAAAAAGGATTAAGCCGTGCCAAAATCCATCCGCGCTCAACTCTCGCCGCTGATCCGCGAGATCGGCATCAACGAGGTCGCACGCCGCACCGGCATCAACGCCAGCGCAATTAGCAACTGGATCAACGAACGGCCCGTAAAATCCGGCGGACCGCCGCGCCGTATGACGGACGAGTCAATCGAAAAGCTCGCCGCTGCCGGCGGCGCCTCGTGGCTGCTCGAAAAAAAACCTGAGACAACTCGTGCTCACGAGCACAGCCAGGCGATCAGTTTCCAGAGACCGAGCGCGACGAGCACGACCGCCCACCAGGCGGCCGCGCCGATCACGAGGCCAAACACCCATTCGTCCGTTCGATCGTCTTGGCTCATTGGCCACCGATTGTAGATTTTGCACGCCGCGTTGAGCCGGCGTTTTATTTCTGGAGGACTCCACGAAAAATCAAAACTGGTTGTCTGCTGTCGACTTGCGCCGCGGCGGCCGAGCCGGACCGTCGCCACGCCGTCGAGACGGCCCGCGCCGTCGGGGACTTGTAAACCTCGTCTACCCGAAGGCCCAGGCGATCCAATTGGAGATCCCCATCCAGGCCGCCCAGAGCGCGAGCCAGGCCAGTGAGCCGACCAGGATGCCGACCGCTGGATCGCCGTCGCTATCCCAATTCGTCACAATCCCTCCCTTCCGCATTTCTTGTCCGCGCATTCTAGCCCTTGCGGATTAAAAATCCAGTGTCCATTAGGACGTGTGGGTTCGAGTCCCACCTCTGGTATCTCGTTGACTGGTAGCGACTTGCGGTAAGTCGACCGGCCGATCGTCCGCGACACCACAAAACGCGGATTCGGCCGCCGAAATCGCCAGCCAGGGACCGTTAGCCGTACTGGATTGGTAATCCAGTACGGCCATTGCCAGAGGCGAATTGATGGGCAAGAAATTTGGCTTTTCGTGGTCCTGGAAACGGGCGTCGGCGGAGCCCGTCGGCAAAGTGCGGCGTGTGACGATGCCGATTGTGGCCACGACGGCCGCCGCTGATCCCCTCAGTCCCTCATTTCCTCAGCCCCTCACCCCTTCCCGCCATCCCATGCGGACTTGGTCGGACAAGTCGGGGCAACATGCGATCGAAGCCCGCTACGCCGGATTCAAGCCGGGCATCGTGATTTTGGAAAAACCGGACGGCAAGCAGATCGACGTCGATCTGTCGATGCTGGCCGAACCGGATCGCCGACACGCCGTCGAGACGGCCCGCGAACGTGGAGACCTAGCAATCCCGAGACGAGATTGATATACATGGAGGCATGATCGTGCAAACCAAAGAAGAAAAATGGCTGGCCGTGAACGTTCGCCGAATCATGGATGAACGCGGCCTTTCTTTTCGCGCTCTTGCTGATCTGACTGGCGTAAACTACGGGACGTTGCACTCCCTGGTGTCTCAGCAAAACAGCCCTCGGGTGTCGACGTTGGTGAGTTTGTCGCAATCGCTTGGCATTTCGGTTGAGGCGCTGCTGGAAAAACCGGCAAAACGAGCCCACGCGGTCGCCTCGTAGAATCTGCCGGATCACCGCCGTCAAAAAAATTAACAACCGCCATTGACGGCGTGTTAGAAATATCTAAAAATCACGCCTGCTGAGTACGGGAACTCGGCCGGCGGTGATTTCTGGAGACTCTTTTCTCCGGCGGTCATGGCGGGACGCAATCGCCTGAATGGATCGGGCCGGCGCGTCTACCCCCCACTGCGGGCGTCGATCGGAACCTAAATCGCTGGTCCCCGGTTTCGACGTAGAGTCGAAATAGCGTCCGGGGCAGGCTTGGGCGCGAACCATGGCGAAACGGAAGCCGCTGGCGACGGAGCACAGACGAGGGAGTTGGCCCGCGACGGACGCTCGGAGCTTGGCTGACGCCCGGGGGTACGGCCATGATCGACGCCGACAGCACCCTGCGAGACTTCTTCACTGCGAAACAGGCCGACAATCTGGCCGCCTCAACGCGAGACGACTACCTGATTCAACTCGACCATTTTGCCGCCTTTTATCGCGACGCACTGACGGCGGAAGGAAAAACACCTCGCGAGCCGACGCTCCGCGATCTGTCGCCCGGCCGCGTGACCGACGCCGTCACCTACCAGCGTCGACGCGGCCGTTCAGCCCTGACCGCCGACAAGGTCCGGCGGACCGTGCTCTCGATTTGGAACCTGGCCGCCGACACGCTCGACGACTTCGCCGGCCCGACCAAGAAAATTCGCGGCTGCCGAAAACCCAAACTGGAGCCGATCGCCTGGACCGTCGAGGAAGTCGGCGAGATCCTTTGGGCGGCCGAGTCGGTTTCGCACCCCAAAGCCAAGCAGATCGCCGGCGTCCCCTTCGGGCAGTGGCTGCATGGGCTGATCTGGATCGTCTACAACTCGGGTCTGCGGATCAACGCGATCATGCTGGTCCGGCGTGCCGACTTGTCGATCTCGTCGCGACGCATGTTCGTCCCCTGGCAACACCAAAAGGACAAAGAGGG